GGCGGCAGCTCTGGCAGCAGTTTCGGCAGCGGCTTTGGCGGCAGCTTCGGCGGCAGCTTTAGTGGCAGCTTCGGCAGCAGCAGTTCCAGTTCCAGTAATAGTTCCAGTAATAGTTCCAGTAATAGTTCCAGGTTTGACAACGTATAATGGTTCTATAATAGTAGAATAGGGAAGGTTAAAATTAAAATGTTCATGCATGATATTATCTTATAGATATATACGATAATATTTAATAATTACTTGGTGCCATATGGTACTTTTCTATCCTTAAAACGAAGACTCCATCCTGGTACACCTGTTCCACGATTAAACTGTTGTCGGGTACAACCAACACCAAAATCCATTAATACACCAGATGGACATTCTTGAGAACATAAACCGGCAGATTGCATAGTATAACTATTATTTTCTTGTCCTGGTTTCTTAACCACTTTACCATCTTTAATTTCTGCAATACCGGCTACGACATTACAGTCATCATAACATAGACCTAAACTGGTACTATATTCACGTTTATTTGGTGGACAAACCATACTTGTACTACCAGCATGCCATCTTGGTCTTTGACAACCACCAATACCAATATTAGTAAAGTCAGATGGACAAGCTGTTGAACAGAACTCTAAATTATCTTTTCTACGTTCATAAGTCGTAGCTGTATTATTATATACATTACAATTATCATAACATAGAGCACCTATTAGTTCTCTACCTGGAGCACATTCTAAAGGTTTACTTGTAACATCTACTCGTGGTCTCTGACAACCACCAATACCAATATTAGTGAAACCAGATGGACAAGCAGTTGAACAGAACTCTAAATTATCATTACGACGTTCATAAGTTGTTGTTGCTGTATTATGAACTGCACAATTATCATAACATAGAGCACCACGCATTTCACGTCCGGGAGCACATATTAAAGGTGTACCTGCTCCACGTCCATAACTTGGTTTGGGATTTGTAGTTGGTACATAACTTGCTCTAGCTCGAGTTGTTGGAACATAACTACTTTTAGAACGTGTTGTTGGAACATAACTACCTTTAGCATAAGTGTGAACATCTCTTCTACAAAATAAACCATCATTGGTATATCCTGCAGCACACCCATCACATTCAGTATATACTTCTTTAATAGTATATGCACAGTCACTCCAGTAACTTGACTTTGCTCTTGCCGAACAACTATTACCCATAATATAATAATCTTATAATATAATTTTATACTAACAACACCAACAAAATAAACCATCATCTCGACATCCGTCACACCCTCTTAATAGTGATCCACCCTGACATTTATCTCTTGTTCCAGTGCGACATGACTTTGCATAAATATGTGTATCTCTAGTACACAAGGTACCATCATCTCTATACCCACTATTACAAGCTGCTGTACTCCAGCATACACCAGCTACATCTCTATATCCTGCTCGACAGTTTTCTCTAATTAAAGCACCTTGATCTGACCATCCACCAGGAGTATTTTCCCAACAAACTCCTGCTACATCTGTATATCCTGCTCTACATTTTTCTCTTAATAAAGCACCTACATCTACATGTGTTGACGGTGTATTTTCATAACATACACCTGCCACTTCGTAATATCCAGCTCTACATGTATCACGACAAAGAGCACCTACGTCGACTGTGTTTGCAGGACATGTTCCCCAACATACTGGTCCTACTCCAGTATATCCAGTATTACATTTATCATAACACAAGGCACCATTCTTTTCTTTATTAGTAGGACATGAATCAATTGGTTTAGCTGGACTATATTTAGTATCATGTTGGAGATGTGTTGTAGTTGTATTTCCTGGCCATTTACTTGGTCTTTTATAACATCCATATGTACCATCCGTCTCCCAGTAACTACCATCTGTTCCATTAGCTGGACAATTTTGATAACATACTGCTCCACGTTTAGTATAACCACTTGGACATGAATCAATCGGTTTAGCTGGACTATATTTAGTATCATGTTGAAGATGTGTTGTAGTTGTATTACCAGGCCAAGTCTTAGGTCTTTTATAACAACCATGTGTACCATCTGATTCCCAGTAACTACCATCTGTTCCATTTGCTGGACAATTATTATAACATACTGCACCACGTTTAGTATAACCACTTGGACAATCAGTTAATGGTGTAGCCATAGGTGTAGTAACAATCCGTTTAGTTATACTAGTTAAAGTGTGACCCTGACCATTATTTTCCCATCCAGCATATTGTTTATAACATACTGTTTCACCATCAGATTTCCAAGTTGAAGAAACATTTTTATGAGGATCAGTTATAGCTCCTTCAGATTTATCACATGGTATATAACATAAAGCACCACCACCTTTTTCCATAATTAATTCACCTAATTTTGGACAATCTGATGTTTTCTTAAGACACATCTTATTGGCTGCAGTATTATATAGAGTTACAAATGGATATAATGGTAGTACAACATATGATAAAATAGTTAAAATTTTCATCATATCTTTGAACCAAGGAGGAGTATCATAATATAAATCAATTTCATCACCATTACATGGTAAGTATTGTGCAGGATCAAATATTTGTTTTAAACCACGTGTAACAGTTTCTCCAAAAATTAATTCACCTATGAACTGGAAATTACTTAAATAACAATCACCTCTAGTACCATCTTGTTTATAATCCAAACCCTTTTTCATACAATAAATATCTGTAATAATACATTCTTCCTTATCTCTATCATAAACAAGACCATTACTTTCACACAAGTTTCTTAAATGTTCTTGACCAGATATGTAACACTTTCCGTCACGATAAACAGTTGATATTTCATCTGGTTTTAATGGCCAACTATGATGTCCATAACATTCATCTCTACTTTTATAAGTACATTGACCTGTTGCCTCTATATATATACCATCATTATTATCACATAATTTTTTATTTAACATAGCTCCTCCTGTACCAGATTCTAAATAACTGACTATTTGATTGGCTTTAGTATTAATTAAATTTTCTAATTCTGATTCAATCATATTTTCTTTATCTGGTAAAGAATCAACATAATTTGTTATTTCTTTTGTTACATAATCTATAACTATCTTAGTAATATTAATAACTATAATACCTTCATCTTTTGTTTGATAATCTTTATAGTAAGCTATTCGTTCAGTTTTTTTATTAGTAATCTGTAATTCGGTTGTAGTTGGATTTTGTTCTATAAAAGTATCAATTTCTCCTTGGACTAAAGTATCAATTGTTTTATTAATTTCTTCAAGACTTAGATTTAATTTGTTTTTAGGACCTACTGTTGATGGAAATACTAATCCTTCTTTTTCATAGTTTTGTTTAATAGTATTATAAGTAACCCTTTTAAATTCATCATAAGCTTTTTGGAGAGTAATATCAGTGTAACCACCTGGATCTGCAATATCTAAACCTAAACTTAATAAATCAAATGCTAAAGTAGCCCATCCAACAGGACCCATTCCAAGTTTTGTTGACATTTTTAATCCAATTGCTGCTAATTTAGGACCTATTCGTGCCGCCAGTTTAACCCCAGTATTTACAGCTATTTTAGTTGTTGTTTTGACTGCTACATTAGTTGCTCTAGGTCCTAATTTTAATAAAACTGTTTTTAGAGCATTATCAATTGTTGTAGATAATTTTGGCAGTGTATTAGTTACAAAATTTTTAGCTTTTTGTGCAATTTCAACACTATATTTTGCAACTGTATCAGGTATATTAACTATACTAGTAACTAATCGTTTTGCTAATACTACTGCTTCATCTCCAAATTTACTCATTTTTGCAATTAAACTATCTCCATTTTTTTTTAATGCTTGAGCAAAAGTTTCTTTATAAGCTTTTTCATAAGCTTCCTTTGATGCTGCTTCAAAACCTTCTTTAGTTGCATTTTTTCCTAATCTTTCTACATATTCTTCACCTGCTTCTTTAGCAGCTTTTTCACCTGCTTCTTCAGCAGCTTCCTTAGCTTGCATTTCAATTACAGTTTGTACTGCTTTTTTCATCCATCCAGCATCAGCAATATCTGCTAATTTTCCAAGAATATATGATGCACCCAACTGACTAATTAACCATATTTGAAAGTTAACATCAGTAAACAAACGTTCCAAAAAGGTTTTACTTCCAAAATCAATATTTATAAAACAACATTCTTCGTTAGTACTTTTTATAATATCCCGATAATAACCACTCTGGCATGGTGGTTGACGATTTACTGGACATGTAAACACTGTTGATTCATAAGGGGGGATTACCGTTTCAGGTGCTTCTGATACTGGTGATCCTATAGGTTCTTTAAATATAGGTTGATCGCTTGATGTTTGATCACTTGATGGTTGATATATTATTGGATCTCCAATTGGTAATGTTGTTATTGGATTATCTATTATATCATCTTCATTTTGTTGAATTATGGGTTTATCTGGTGATGATACTTTTAATATATTATTTTGGGTATCTATATCATCCTTATAAGTAGAATAAGCTCTCATTACACCCAAACTAACCACTATGAATATAAATATAAATAAAATGAATGTTTTCATATATATATAGTATGTTTAAAAAATCTTTTAAATATGTACATGAAGACTTCGATATAGGTGAATCATTATCAAAGTTAGGTACTAATTTGGGTAATATTAAAGATAATATAAAAACTGGTCTTAAAGGAAGTCTTGAGACTACAGTTAGTACCTTAAAAGGACCAAGAGGATTACAAGGTGAACGTGGTATTCAAGGTGTTCAAGGTATACGTGGTGAGCGTGGTAATACTGGTAGTACCGGTAGTCAGGGTATGCAAGGGGTCCAGGGTTTAAGAGGTGTACCTGGTCCAATTGGAGGAGTTGGACCACGTGGTGAAAATGGAAGTAGTGGACCACAGGGTGAGCGTGGTTTGACTGGATTACAGGGGCAAAAAGGTGATACTGGAAGTCAAGGTAGTCAGGGTATTCAAGGGCCAATTGGTGAGCGTGGTGTAACTGGTCTACAGGGACTACCTGGAAAAGATGGTAAAGACGCAATTATACCTGTAGATATTTCATCTAATTCAATTAAAGCAAATAAAGTATGTATTAAATCATGGTGTTTTGAAGAGAAAGCTGATGGTAAACTTTACTTAAGTAAAGATGCTCGTACAGTTGTTAGATATGCAACAGTTAATAATCTATTTGTCACCTATGCTGGTCTAAATGAAAAAGGACCTTATTTTTCTGTTAATAATGATGGTAGTAGTTATACACATACAGGTCAAGATATTGCTACTTAAATAGTTTGATAAAGTAATTATTAGTATAGCTAATAAGATGACATATATATGAACATTTATTTGAGATCACCTAACGGCTCACCATCTTTATTTATAGATGATACTTTATATTATCTAAATAATTTGAGATCACTTAAAGGGTTACCTGATACAATCAAGGTAATGACAACTAATTACAAGCAGGTTTTTGGCCTGGCTTTAGGCTTGACTGGGATTGTTTCTAGTGGTGTAATTCTGTCCAAAACTCCGGATATTATTATTGCACAAATGCAGGAACAAACAAAAATCATACAGGAACAAACAAAAATCATACAGGAGAAAACGAAAATCATGCAGGAGGAAACGAAACAGATAACCTCACAGGAAGAAACAAAATTCATGCAAGAGCAAACAAAACAGGTAATCTTACAGGAGCAAACAAAACAGTTGCAAGAACAAACTAAACAGATGGAGTTAAAAAATAGAAGAAAATGGTTTTTATTTTGATTAAAAAGTAGGGGTAGGTGGGTGGTTTTATTACTATTATTAATTACTTTAAATAATTAATAAAAGAATAATAGATATAAGAGAACTAATTGTTTTATTTTTCTTGTATTGTAATCTTTGAGCGTCTAGTGCTAGGTCGCGCGACTGGGTAATCGCCATCATGGACTCATCGAATAGGTATTTCATCCTGGAACTTGCCCCCTACCGGTAATTAACCTGTATATGCGACCATCGGCGAAGGTCATAGTACCGCGACCATGCTGCTTGCCGTCCTTCCAATCACCATTATACGTGCGACCATCGGGACAGGTCATAATACCCCGACCATGCGGCTTGCCGTCCTTCCAATCACCATTGTACTTGGTACCATCGGAACAGGTAATAGTACCGTGACCATGCTGCTTTCCGTCCAGAAACTTGCCCTCGTACATGCGACCATCGGTATAGGTCATAGTACCATGACCATGCTGCTTGCCGTTGCAGAACTCGCCATTGTACTTGTCATTATTGGCAAAGGTTATAGTACCGTGACCATGCTGCTTACCGTTACAGAACTTACCCACATACTTGTCATTATTGGCAAAGGTCATAATACCTTGACCATGCTGCTTACCGTTGCGGAACTCGCCCATGTACTTGGCACCATCGGGATAGGTCATAATACCGTGACCATGGCGCTTGTCATTTTGGCACTCGCCATCGTACGTGCGACCATCAGTATAGGTCATAGTACCGCGACCATGGTACTTACCATCTTTCAAATCGCCAATGTACGTGGGACGAGGCTTACGCACGTCTTTAATTTTCAGCTTGGTTGCAGCTCCCATTTTATATGGACAAATTAGAAACGATTGTTGTTCAGAGTAATACCTATCACTGAAAGTCAGTAAAAATTATTATCAATTTTTTAGATATTGCATTATGAGTTTGTTTAATAGTCCGATTAAAAATTTCAGACTTGTAATCTGTTAAACATGGTCTACAAAACATTGATAAAAAATATCGTTAGTACACCACATAAAATGGTATATACATGAATATTTCTCTTAGGTCACTTAAAGGTTTGTCAAACACAATGCAAGTAATGGCAACCAACTATAAGCAACTGTTTCTCCTAGGTTTAGGCTTGACTGGAGCAGTTTCTGGTGGTATAATTGTGTGTAAAATTCCAAATATTATAATTGCACAAATGCAGGAACAAACAAAAATCATACAGGAACAAACAAAACAATTACATGATCAAGAAACAACTAAACAGGTTCACATGCAGGAGCAAACTAAACAATTGAAGTTAAAACAAAAGTGGTTTTTTCAAAAGTAATAAAATATTGATAAAATTATTAATAGTAGAGACTAATCAAAGTTATTATTATAATAATATAAAAATAGCTTTATGAATATAATTTTTTTTTAAATCAAGCCATATAATTAAACTCACTTCTTTGAGTTTTGATACGAGGTATTACGTTAATAGCCATCAGTTGTTGTGTTAATAACTTGTATGCATATGGGATACATACACGCGACAAATCAGCTGTATTTTTACATCCATCGCATATATAAGCTGTTTTATTTAATTGTTTTCTTGCGATAAGACCGCATTTATTACATACATGCATAGTGTATAAGTCGGAACATTCCATAAAACGTTCTTTCAAAAATTGACTCATACCATGACCTATCATTGCATCACGTTCCATCTCCCCGAATCTTAGACCACCATCCCTAATTTTACCTTCAGGTGGTTGTTGTGTAAGTTGAGTTGTTGGTCCACGTGCTCTGACTTGGATCTTATCTTGAACCATATGTTTCAATCGAATATAATATGTTGGTCCAATAAAGATTTGTACCTTCATCTGTTTACCCGTAAATCCACAATATAATGTTTCATAACCGAAATCATCAAATCCATGTTTCTTTAATACCTCACGTGCCTCATCTATATCATAATTCTCAAAAGGTGTCCCATCTGCCATATGACCTTCTAATGCTGCTGCCTTACCTAAAACACTCTCGTATAATTGTCCTATTGTCATACGAGAAGGTATAGCATTACTTGATAATATGACATCAGGCTGAATTCCTGACTTTGTAAATGGCATATCTTCTGATGGTAAGGTAATACCAATAGTGCCTTTTTGCGATACTACCAGGGATATATTTTAAAATATACATCCCCCAGACAGTTCGAGAACACACCCTATTGCCTATTGAGTGTGAACCCTACGCTGTCTGCACGGTCTCCCGTGGGTCTAGACTATACCTTAAGCCAAGATGACAACCATCTCAGCCCACTTCCGTCTAGTCGTTGAACCTTCTCCATGCTCTTTTCAGAGTTTAGGAGCTTGGCTGCGGATTGTCCCTATCTTTGACCTTTTTACTATTCGGAATGTGATTAGCATTCCCCATTATAGTGTTTCCACTATAGTTTAGTAGTCAAAGCTTACTGTATCCTTTCGGATTACAAACAGGAGTTCCCCGCAATTTGAAAGTGTTGCCCGAATAGGTGCGGACTAGCCATGCTTTTGACATGACTACGGCAAAACCCCAAATTGGAGCTACCGTGACGAGAACATTGACCATTTAGAACTACCTTACCATTGTATCGCATAAAAAATACATGACTTGATACTTCTAAACAGTAAACTTTTCCTTCATATTTATCAACTGATATATGTTTTGGTGAAATTTTAGGTTGATTTTCATTATATCTTATAATTCCAATTCTATAGTGATCAGCTGATCTTATAGTGTTTATACCTTTAATTATAACTTTTTCTCCTTTTAAGTTTTTAACACGAATATTTGCTGATAAACCACAATGAGTAACGAGTCTTTGTACATCATCTGCAAGTTGTTTTGAAGATGTAAAAAATTCTTTCATATCAGATCTTTCATATCCATCGCCAAGTACTAATGAATCAAGTAGGATATTTGCATTTTCTTGATCAAGATCCCATACAAATTTAGGAAGATGTTTTGAGCAGGAAAATCCAAATTGATTCATATATTCATATAATTGATAATTTGTTATCACAAAGCGATAACTCTTTTGATCATGGTTAAATGGTATATTATATTTTATTAATATTTTTTCTAATGGTTCTTTAACACGATTTTTATGAATATAAATACGTACATATTTACGTGTGGGCTCGCAACATCCCTCTGTTATATATAATCCTAATAACATAAGCCAATCTTTCATTTCAAACCTTAAAGTTCCAATTTCAAAATAATCTTTCTTTTCATTATTATTTGTTGCATTTTTTAACATCCACATTGGTTCTTTAATTAATTGATTTACTTTAGTAAGTGCATATTTACCTTCTTTAGTTCGTGCATATACTTCATGATCAGCTGTAACTTTCATTTCAACTTGTGAATGATTAATTGTAAACATATCACCACTATAATCCCATTTATACACATCTATAGGATTTTCATATTTAATATATCCATCTTTTAAAGTTGCAATTTTATCCTCTTTTGTAAGCTCTTCAATAAACTTCCATCCTGTTGATGTTAAAGCTTCATGACCAGGAGCCATACAGAATTTATCCCCCACACGTGGAACACGTTCATTACGAATTCGCACATTATACATCTCATATCCATCTGCATTATAAATTCCAGTATATACCTTATCTACTACACCTTGGACTCCTGATCTAAATAATGTACTAGAGTCCTTATATATCTTCATATTATTAGTTGCTGATGGTTGAATCGGTGTTAACTTTCCTATTAATACATCATTTTCTTCTATTATTGTTTCCTCTGGTATGAAACCCTTTTCATTTAACTTTGAATAATTTCCATATTTGATTCCTGATACTCTGTTTACATCTGGCTTCATAAAAATCTCATCTTGACCTGTCGCCGGATTCTTCTGAATTACATCATGTTCCTTCTTGAAACTTGTCGCTCTGAATAAACCTCGCTCTATCGATGTCTTATTGAATATTAGTGAATCCTCTTGATTATATCCTGTATATGTCGCTATAGCTACTATGATATTTTCACCTGCTGGCAAGTTCTGAATACCTGTATATTTCGATGAACGTGTATGTACTAATGGTACCTGTGTATGATATAGTAGATATGTTAAATCCATTCTATGACGATAATTAGATGCATTAATACCCATACCATGTCTTGATTGTGCAAAGTTGAAGTAATTACGTGGTGATTGATTATGATCCGCAAATGGAATATTACTTGATACTGTTCCCATCATCATACTCGGATGAATCTCACAATGTGTAAATCGTCTATATACATGCTTATAACGATTTACTACATCACCATTTGCCGATGGATTATCTACTGTTTGATCCATCTTCTCTTTTTCCTTCTTCAAATCCTCCTGAGTCATACATATCATTAAATTCTCTGCCTCCTCAATGTCTACATATTCTAATACATCTGGATACTTCATTAAAAACTCATTCCAATTCTTTAATTTATCCAAGTTATTTATTATTTTATGATCTAACAATAATTCATTATCCTTCACTCGGAGTAATGGACGATATAAACGTCCTCCATCTGTATTAACTCGAACTTCCTTATTTCCATAATGATGTACTATCCCAACCATCTTATCTATGATATTATGTCGGCGCTTTTCTCTTAGAAATTCCGCTAACTCGACCGGATTTTCCGTCATACCTATCCATTCTCCATTTAATAATACCCTCGTTAGTCTCTTTAACTCGATAGGTGGAATATCAGTTAGTTTTAATACCTCAATTGGTGATTCATCCTCTATTAATCTTTTAATAATCTCGGGTTGATTCCTTAAATTGATTGTTATATTAGCCGTTAATGATAAATGTTTGGATAAACCTACCTTACTACCTTCTGGAGTTTCAATCGCATCAACAAATCCATACTGAATACTATTAACATGTCTCATTTGTTCCACCTTATTATTAGTTGTATCAATCAATACCATAATACGACGTAAACATGATATCATTTGTAGGAAAGTCATACGTTGAAGTAATTGAGCAACACCAGTTCTCTTTCCCCAAGAACCAGTTGATAGTGCTGAATTTAATCCTTGCTCAATTGTATTTATCTTAATTTGATTAATAACATTAATTGGATTGGCATCATCTGATAATCCACCCATCTTAGTCTTAAATTTCTTAGCACAATCGCCAATCATTTTCTTGTAAAATTCCTTAAATCGCTGTGCCATTAATACTCCTGGTAACTCTATACGTTTATTTGTGTAACTATCACGATCATCCGGATCTATACGTCCCAAAATACAACGCAACAACTTGTTACACATCATCCCAATATAATATGCCTTCTCAATAAAACCCTTACCCATATGCGGTAACAAGTCATTTTCCATATATCGTATATATTGTTCCCTTCTCTGAATATTTCTAGTTTCTACATCTACTTCACCATATATAGGTCTAGCTTTGAGTTTAGAAATGAGATAATTAATAGCATCTTCTTGAGAACGAATATTATGTGTTACTCCTTCATCATCCTTATATGTCTCTGCTTTACTAGCAAGTAAAGAAGGTTTCAATTGGTTAATCATATCAATATCAGTATCATCATAAACAATATAGTTAATAATATCACGATCTGATACTAAACCCAAAGCCCTAAAAAAGATAAATACTGGGATTTCGGAAAAGTGTAGCATTGTAAATACTAATGAACTATCCTTTTTCCTTTTAACAGATACAATCTGACTTTGTGCTACAACATTTTCTGTTAGTCGTGAATTAACACGAAGTGTATAGATAATATCATCTGGATAATTTGTGTCCTTCTGTGTAAAAATAATCATCTTATTATCACACTGTCTTTCAACTGAAAGAACTACCTTTTCACTTCCTTTAATAATGAAGTAACAACCAGGATCATATGGACACTCAGTATTGGGAACATCCGGACGCAAATTGGTAGAACAATATTTAGATCGTACCATAATAGGTATACGTGCAATAGGAATTCGGTCCTCAAACAGTACCTTTTCACTCTCTACCACTCCACTTGTCACATCAATAATTTCTTGTATTTGTTTTACATCAGCAATTAATTTACTAGTATAAGTTAAATGTCGTAAACGTGCATCCTCTGGGAAAATCATCTCATTTTCATTTCCATTATCATCTGAAGGAGGCTTTAATACTACATTGTCAAACTTGAAACGATATTTATATACCTTATTAGTTTTAGTATCAACTCTCATATGGATTATATTTGGATTATTCTGTAATTCCCATAATACACACTCTTCTATGAATTGATTGTATGAAGTATATTGTAATTGGTATAATACATACTTTTCCTTAAAATGTAAATCTAATAGTTTCCATACATCTACCTTATCTATTTTATCTGATATATTAGATACCTTATCTATTTTATCTGATATATTAGATACCTTATCTATTTTATCTATTTTATCGGTTTTATTTGATATATTAGATACCTGATCATTAGATGATTCTATACCAACGTCCTTAGAGCGTTTCTTTTTGGATGCTTGCGCCATCTATATTAATCTCTCAGATATAAAGTTAATAAATCTTTATATCAATTTATTTTAAAATGATACTTTGTATCATTTTAAAATAAAGAGAGGGACGAACAAAGTGAGGAGTTCAATTTATTATTTATTGATCAATGCTCAATAAATAATAAAGGGGGGCATATTTTCAAAGAAAATGTGTTCAATTTATTTTAAAATGATACAAAGTATCATTTTAAAATAAATTAGGTGAGACGTAAGTCGAGTTCAATTTATTATAAAGGTGATATATTGTCTATTTAATGGCTAAAATATATCAAGTCTAAAATAGGCTTATTAAGTAGACCAAGCTATGATTTCATAGAGTAAGCTATGAATTTATATAAAATAGAAGTAATATTATCTATAATATTAGTATATGAACGAAGAATATTACAAAGAATACCTTCAAAAGCTAACTGATATGATTGATGCAAAAAAATTAGATGGTTTTTGGGTAATGTGTGATAGAAGTGATTTTAAACCAATAAAAAAAAATAAAGTAGAAATTCGTAAGATGTTAAAAGAAAAGTCACAATATTATGCTGGTAAAAAAATAGCTTATGTTAATTTATATCCTAATTTAGATGCTATAAAAGATTCATCTGAAGATGCTTTTATAATGACAATATATATTTATGAAATTAATGATAAAGGTGAATTTGGTAAAACACAATTTGATACTTGGGGATTAAAAATTAGATACAAGTTAAGTGATTTTTCTATTAGAAAATTTAAAATGAAAGACGTTGAAAAATTAATGAGATTATGTGCTGATGAAATTATTACTACTGAAATTCTTAATGGATCTAGTTTTAAAAACTTTATGAAAAAACTAGATAAATTAAAAATTAATTTGGATGATTAAAGGTCTTCAAAATCATCTAGTTTTTCTGATTCATCTTCATCCTCATCATCTGAGTCATCTTCATCTGATTTTTCTGAATGATTATTTTTATCTATATCTTTCTTAGTAACTTTATTTTCATTCATTATAAGTTCATTAAAAAGTTTATAACCAAAATAATCATTATCCTCATTATTCTTTAAATTTTCTTCAAATAAAACACAATATAAATAATCTGGTCTAGTAATTTGTGCTGTTGGTGGCATCAAATACCTAACAATAATATCAATCTGTTGTGAAGGTATTCCACATGATTTAGCACGTCCTCTTAACTCTGCCATTGTAACCTTATCATTTTCATCCCCAGTATAATATAGTTTAAACTCGGAATAATTAATAACAATTTCCTTTTTACAATACTTTTGAAGTATTACTATTTTTGGTTTATTAAGATGATGTATTAATGTTTCATTATATTGATTACATATTGTAATATCCTTTTTAATAGATCTTGTTAAATGATTAGTATCTCTAGTCAATTTATCTAATTTTTTTTGGACTTCATTTATTGTTTCACATATTGGTATTACTATATCTTTATACTTTGATTTTTTCATTTCTAATACTTTTTTAATATTATCATTATCTTTAATTTTATTCATATTATCTTTCAATTCAATTATACCACTAGTTATACTTTCTTTATATAGATCATGTAATTTATTACCAGTATCAGATACTATTTGAAATCCTTGGATTAACTTAATTGTATTAGTCTTTAATTGTTTATTTTCTTCATTAACAATATTATTTTTTGATATTAATTCATCTATTTGACTCATCATACGTGTACATTCTAAATTTAATTTATACTCATTTGATTGTTTAAATCCTTCCATAATAATACTTTCACGATGGTGATGATGTTTTCTAATTTTATTAATGATTACCTTGTAAAATACATCAGCATAGTTAAGATATTCTTGTAATATAATACTTAATTTTGGATTAATTAATGATAAATCTAATTTTGTAAAGACATACATAAGACCATAGGAATTAATATATATATTATTGTTTTTACAACGATGAATTTTATGATCCATTATTACTTGTTTAAAATTATTAATATTATTAGTGTTTCTTATTTCTAACATTTTACATATTGTTTCAATAGGGATTATATAATCATCTCCAGCTTCATCTTTTTCTAATATTTTTGCAGTTTCATCTATAATCTTAAAAATAGTAAGTATAGTACTTCTATCCTTTCCTTCAATATTATCTATAATACCTTCTATTGTTTCCTTTTTTCTTTTTGTCATAGTTTGTAACTTGATATAATATTTTTGTAAATTTATATCTTTTGATGTATCAAAATTATTTTCGAATTTGATACATTTTTCTAGAAATACAAGTTCTTGTTTAAACTTATTAATAAACATACTAATAACCTTTTGATTAACATAGTCATCACTATTAGTTAAAAGGGAACCTTCAATCTTATCTTTTAACATATTAAAAAATTCGTTATAGTATCCAAAACTGCACTTTTTTTCATCATATTGTTTGAAGTAAATTATATCATAACCATATTTGTAAGCAACATGTTTCTTCTCAATATCATTCTGATTTTCCTCATGTGCACGTGCATCTTCTTGACATTCAAAGATTAGTTTAACATCTTCACAGCATGCATCAAAATAAAAATTATCTAGCTTCTTTTGACATATTACTCTTAATTTGTAATCACTCCATACTTTATGAATTATTTTCTCCATAGTATGTTCTTCCCATCTTTCTGGGCATACTGACTTGTATAACTTGGAATTTATATCAAGTTCAAACCATTTTGGAAATCCAAACTCATCTCGTGGAATGTTTAACATTGCAATTGTATATTTTAATAGTGCAGCATACTCGCTTATTGTACCTTTTGACTTTGCAAACCATAATAAGAAAGTAACTAATTTATCCGGTGTTATTGTACTTTTCTTCCAATTACATTCTGCATATCTATTTAACATTCCATTTTTTAGATAATCTAATAGATGTTGTACCTTGAACTTTATCTTATTACCTCTATTTGGATCTGGATAGCTAATAATCTCATTTTTTTCATCCTGGAATATCTTGATTAATCTTTCTGTATATACGATAGTTTGTTCTATAGATATACTCATTGTGAAATTTATATGTAATTTATCAAGGCCATATAACGTTTCTTTTATCAATTTATTATTTGTTAAGTTAACTTGACAAATAATAAGGGGACTATAAGTATAATATCTTTTAATCCTTTTTAAGAGTATTAAGAAGATGCTTTATACGATCATCTAAATTCATACTTGATAATTTTTCTTTTATTTTATCATTATTTACTATAATGTTATCTATTTGTCCTACCAATGTTTGAATTGTCTTATTTTCCTTAACCATAGTCATTTGTTCAGGAGGGATAGTTTTAAACATATCATAGGGCATATTATCAAGTCTATTAAGTAAGAAGTTCATTTTAGGATCTGCTTTTTTACCTATGATTATTTCCTGTAACATATTAGATGTCTCTTGAATGTTACTATTAATATTTCTTATAAATGTTATCTTCGTTTTAACATAATTATATCCATGACATACTTTTATAATATATTTTGGGATTACATGTAATTCCCATTTATCTTTTTCATTTAGTGATAATTTTGATTCCCATCTTATCGCTAATCCTCCAACTACTACTAATGGAATATACCAATAAAAAGCATTATATAATAAATAAACCAAACTACTGATTATTATGATATCCATTATTATTTACTTTATAGCACTAACCTTTAAATTATTGATATTTTATATATCTTGAATATTCTGAATTATTAAAGTATTTAACAATAAACATGTCATATATCAAGTCCATTAAAGAGTCTATTGATGTTTCTTGGTTACCATTTTTTAATGAAAATATAAGTTTATTAACTAGTATTTTAAACCAAATTAAAGACGTTAAAGATGTTATTCCATCAAAAGATAATATATTTAAAGTTTTTAAGATGCCTTTAGAAAATATTAAAGTTGTAATTTTAGGTCAGGATCCATATCCAGATCCCAAGAATGCTATGGGATTGGCTTTTTCAGTACCAAAAGGAGTTGCAGTTCCAGGCTCATTATTGAATATGTATACTGAATTAAATAATTGCTACCCTAGTAACCCTAATAATTATAATGTTGGTCATGGTGATTTAACTAGATGGTTTACTGAGGAAGGTATCTTTCTCTATAATTCAGCTCTAACTACTATTGCTTGGAAATCTGCTTCTCATATGCAATTATGGAGTAATTTTAGCAACTTGGTTATTGAATATATATCTCAAAATCCCAAGATTGTATTTCTACTTCTTGGTAATAAAGCTATCGAAAAATCCAGTTTTATTAAACATAAAAATATGATTGTTAAAGCGGTTCATCCATCTCCCTTAAGCGCTCATCGTGGTTTTATCGGTTCAAAAGTATTTCTTAAAATTGATCAACTATTGGATAAACCTATTAATTGGATGCCATAATTATTTTTTATTTTATAAAACTATTTAAAGAAAAAAATTGATATTAAACTTATATAAAGACAGATTGAAGACTCCATCGTATAGTAAAACTATGAGTAACGACAGTGATGTATTAACAGCATGGGAAATTCTTACAGAGCTACAAAAAGAGGATAATGAGAAAAATGAGGTTCAAGGACCAGTTAAAACTAAATCTACTGTATTTATTTGCGTAGGATGTAAATCAAGTAATATGATTGATGATTATAGTTCTGGTTATAAAGTATGTGGTGACTGTGGAGAAATATCTGATAATATCTATGATAGAGGTCCTGAATGGTCACAGTTTGATGAAGGTAAAGGATGTGGTAGTATGCGCTGCGGTGGTCCTACCAATCCATATCTTCCTATTGCTTCTTTAGGAACTACAATAATGGCTTGTGCAACTAGTAAAATTAAGAAACTTCATAATTGGGGTCAAATGCCATATGATGAACGTGCTTTAAAAGAAGTTTTAGATATGATTGAAGATGTATGTAAAAAGAATAATGTTGTCAAGGCAGTAAGTGATTGTGCCCAAGTATTATTTGCAAAGCTTTATAAGATTAAACATCCTGATGGTAAAAATAAAGGTAAAAAAATTATATTTCGAGGTAAGAATCGATTGAGTATTATTGCAATTTGTATCTATTATGGTGCTGTTATCCAAAAACAAACACACACTACTAAAACTATTGCTAAATATTTCAATTTGAAAGAAAGTAAATTATCAGATGGTCGTAAGGATTTTCTTGAATATATGAAAAATGATAATATCATTAAGAATATTATTCCTCCTGATCCAACTTATTTCATCAAAAACTTTTGCAATAAAAAACTTCCAAAAGAATATATTCCAATTGCAGTTGAATTAGCTGATAATGTTACAAAGCTTGATTTAGCTTCAAATCATCAACCTAATTCAATTGCAGCTGCATGTATCTATCTATTAGTTAAACATTGTAATATTACCTTTAGTAAGAAAGATATTATAAGTCATTTTGGAATATCAGAACCTACACTTAATAAAACAGTAAATAAATTGGAGAAGTGGGATAAAGTATTATTTGATTCTGCTATAGCTGATAAATTAGCTGTTATTTTTAATAAAACAGAAGATACTGATAATGATATTAATCTTCAATTGGCTCAACTTAATATTAATGTTATTACTAAAGAACCAAAAGTTAAACGTCCTAAAAGTCGTAAACAGATCGATGTATGATTTTTTTTTATCTTGTCATTCTATAATGGAACCTGAAACTATTATAGATTGGGGTATTCATGTATTTCGTCGTGATTTACGATTAGACGATAATCATGGATTAATCAAATTATGTAAAACTTCTAAAAATATTATCCCTGTGTTTTTTTTAGATAAACATCAAATTAAGATCGATGAGCATAATAAATATTATTATTCTTCTAATGCTGTACAATTTATGTGTGAATCTCTTATGGATTTAGATAGACAACTTAGAAAGTATAATTCTAAATTATTTTTATTTTATGGTGAACCAGGTAGATTATTAGCTAAATTAATAAAACAATTAGATGGTAATGTAATGGTTAGTTGGAATGCTGACTATTCTAAATATGCTCTTAAACGAGATTTAGAAATGAGAGAAATATGTGTTCACTATAAGGCTTCTATTTTAGAAACTCATACTGATTATACTCTTGTTCCTTTTGATAAACTAATTAAAAGTGATGGTAATGCCTTTAAACAATATGGTGCTTTCTTTAAAAATGCTATTAAAACATCCCCTACTAAGTCCTCTAAAAATAGATTTTCTAACTATATATCATCCCATCGTAAATTTACTCATGAATTTGATAATGATTTATCACAATTCTATAAACCTAATAATTTATTAGCACAGATAGGTGGAAGAGCCAATACATTAGCTCAATTAAAGAAAGCAAAGGATCAAACAAAATATAATGATATGAGAGATAGATTAGATTATAATACGACAAATATATCAGCTGGATTGAACTTTGGTTGTGTTAGTATTAGAGAAGTATACGAATATTTCGAGAAACATTTAGGTAAAAATACAACATTAATAAAACAATTATATTGGAGAGACTTTTATCTAACTGCTGTTAAATATATCCCATTTGCCAATGATATGAGACGACATATCGATGAACGTTATGAAAAAATAAAATGGATAAATAATAAAGTAGATTGGAAAAAAATAATAGAAGGTAAAACTGGATTTTTATTAATTGATGCTGCTATGAATCAAATGAAAATAACTGGATTTATGCATAATAGAGCTCGTATGTTAGTTGTGATGATGTGGTGTAAATATTTATTAATACATCCATTCCATCCTAAATATGGTAGTCAAGTATCATATTCCTGTTTTTTAGTAGATGCTATTGGTCCATCTCAAAACCAAATGAATCATCGTTGGTGTACTGAATTTGATTTCCCTGGTAAAAAATACTCTGCTTCAGGTGCTCCACTCTCCGGTCGTCCTATGGATATCTCTAATAAAATGATCGCTAAATGGGATCCTGATTGTATTTATATAAAAAAATGGTTACCACATTTAAAATTTATATCTAATAAAGATTTAATAAAATGGAATATTGATATTGCAAAAGAACATAATAATATTCATCCACCTCCAATGTTTGATCATAGAGAAAAGTATAAGGAATGGATAAATGCATGTAAAGGAATTAAGTAATATTTATAAACTAGCAATTATTACATCCATATCATGAATAATTTTTTCAACCTCCTTATGAAACTGTACATCTGGCATTTTATCTCGTATTGCTTTAATACATAAATCACGCATTTGCTCTCTGTATATAATTATAGCATTTAAAATGAACTGAGAAAGCATACTATGATACTATGATGTTAATAAATTGATAATATTTTATATTAGTAATGCAAGATATTATCAATTATTTTTAATTCATAATATTAATATAAGCAGATACAATATGACTGAAAACTATTTAATTGTACAATGTCCACATTGTGAAAATGATATATTTATAATGAGAAGTGAAATTAACTGTGCTATATTTAGACATGCAGTATTAAAGAGTAATAATCAACAAATTAATCCTCATGCTCCTAAAGAAGAATGTGAACATTTAATTAATAATAATATGATTTATGGTTGTGGGAAACCATTTAAAATTATTAATGATAAAGCTATAATATGTGACTATATATAGATAAATTGATAAAGCATATACTATATGATTTATCAAATATATAAAATCGAATGAATCCAGATGTCTTTGAAACTATTCATGTCCATCATATTTATGATACTATATATAAAAGGTTTAATGAAACACGTTATAGTCCATGGAAAGCGGTCGATAACTTTATCTCTATGATTGAATCTAATTCAATAGTATTAGATATTGGTTGTGGTAATGGTAAATATAGTAATTTATTAAAACAGAGTTATTACATTGGTATAGATATGTCATCAATGTTAATAGATATTACAAAAAATCATGGAGTAGATGCATTGATAGGTAATGCATTATATTTACCTTTTAGGAGCAATAGTATTGATTATATTCTATGTATTGCTATGTTACATCATCTATCTACAAAAGAGAGACGGTTTCAATGTATTAAAGAGATTATTAGGGTATTAAAAAGTGGTGGTCAGTGTATAATTACAGTATGGGCTTTAGAATTAACAGATGAAAGAAAAAATAAATGGATAAAAATAAATGAATCAGGAGATTATTTTGTTCAATGGCATCATACAAGTATTTTAAATAGATATTATCATTTTTTTTCAAAAGAAGAAATAGAAGAAATAATCGATGTTTTTAAAGATGATATAATTGGGAATTACTTTTATGATAAAGATAATTGGAATATTTTATTTTATAAACGCTAAGCAAACTTATTAGCATAGTATCTTATAGTATAAAACATATTATCATATATTGATTCATTTGTTATTTTATTAATTTTTTTATAAGCATTATTTACAATATTATCATATTCTTTTTGATGTGATTGAAAATGATTATATATATTTATTAATTGTTCTTTAATTTTACTATATTCAATTTTATTTTTTGTATCATCATTTTCATACCAATTATAGTATATATTTATAAAGTCTTTATTAGGTTCAAATAATCTATCATAAAATGTACGCCATTCGCGATTATTATTATTTTTATAATGTTGTATAACATCAATATTTATAACTAAAGATTTCATTAAGAATAGGTATTTTAGTCGGTATGACCATGGTTGGTGTCCTGGTAAGTTTAATAAGTATTTATATTTACATAAGTTATACAATGGTATGAATGTCTTATTTATGATTACTTTTACAGGTATATCAAAATAATCATTACTTAATTGCTTTCTAATATTATGTTTATCAGCACCAGTATTAGCTCCTTTAAAATATATTATATTTTCTTTAGATGAAGTGCATTTTTTTTTAATTTCTTTTTTAAGATCATCCCAATTAGTACATTTTTTTATTAATTTTTGACATTGATATGTATTATCTGGTATTAGAATACCATTTTTATCTAATGGTTTTGCAAAACAAAAGAATGGTAAGTATTGATATTCGAATGGATAAACATCTGAAACATAAATATACATTATAGTATCTTTTACATATTTTCCTTTTTCTTTACCAAAATCTAGTGACTTGGTAATAAGATTAATAATATCTATAATACGTTCACTATCATTATGATATTCAGTTGTTATAATAGATGTATCTTTAATAATAATTTTAATCATATTATGTTTATACTTGCTATTTGTATGAAAAATATCATTCATATCATTTATAATTGATGTATTATATTGAAAAGTGTTAATATCATTATGTATAGCTTTTATTAGTTCTTCTTTCATGATAATTTTAGAGGATATATTTTTTATTTATTAATAAGAGCTAATTTAACTGCTTCATCAAGGGTTGCAACAAAGGTATATTTAAAGTCTTCATCAAATAGTTCGTTATGTTTTATCAATATATCTTCCATATCAATTTGGTTTTCTTTACTAATAAGAATATGGGTTATTCCCGCACTTTTAGCTCCAATTATTTTATACACTAAACCACCTATCTTTGTAATATTTCCATTTAAATCTATCTCTCCTGTTATACCTATAGTACGCTTAATAGGATGGTTTAAAAGACGTGATATAAATGCTAAGGCAAATGCACAGCCTGCACTTGGTCCATCTTTGGGTGTTGATGTTGATGGTGTATGCACATGAAAACCATAAGAAAATTGTTCTCGGAGAGTGCGTGGTACATCTATTTGTGTCGAAAGATAACGCATAGCGCAGGTAAATGCACATTCTACACTTTCTTTCATCACTGTTCCTTGCGAACCTGTTAAGCGGAAACATGCTCCTTTTTTCCCATCATGGAGATAATTTGTATTCACTTGAATTGGTAATATACCTCCATTTCCATTATTTGTTGCATATAATCCATTTATAATACCAACTTCATCCTTATCATGTATCTTTTCTTGCTCATTAAAACATTTATCATCAATTAAATTAATTATTTCTTCACGTGATAATTTTATATTTTTATCATATTCAGTACCCATTACTATCTCCTTATTTATTTTTAACATTATGTCTTCTATTCTACGTTTTAAATTACGTACACCTCCTTCATTAGTATACTGTTTAATGATATATTTGATATCTTCATCTTTGATCTCTATATCATGATTCAATCCTATATTCTTACTCAATTCCGGTATTATAAAGTTCTTTGATATATTTATTTTATCTTTTATCGTATAAGGTTCCACATTAATTTCATTAAATCGATCTAATAATATTGGATCTATTTTTTTACGATTATTATAAGAAGCGACAATAATTAATCTTTCTAATGGGAAGTCTACACCATCAAAGAAACGGTCTTGGAAAGCATGATTTGAATTAGGATCTGTTAAATGTATTAATATACTTGTAATCTCATTAATATCTCCATGTTTCTTTGCACACTTATCTAATTCATCTAAAAATAAAATACATCTACTAGTTCCAGCTTCAGCTATTTTTTTTACAATTATACCTGGTTGAGCACATGTATATGTATAACTATGACCATGTAATAAACTACCATCATTCTGTCCTCCTAATGTTAATTGAATAAATGGTATCCCTAATGCTTCACTTAGACTTTTTACTAATAACGTTTTTCCTACTCCTGGTGGTCCGCATAATCCTATAGAACACCCCGTTGTTTGAGGATTCGAAAGCCATTTTGCTACTTGGAGAATTAATTTATTTTTAATCTTATCATGTCCATAAGTCAATTGTTTTAATTTATTAGATACATCATTTAATAACTCACTCTTATTATTAACCTCATCATATATTTCATTCCATGGATAATTAATTAATGTTTTTACATAGACTAATTGTTTATGATTTTCACCATTATTCTTATCATTTAATCGCTCCATTATTAATGTTTTAATATTTATTGGTATATTCTTCACATGAACACATGAACGTAACACCTCTAATGGATTTACATTTGATAATGTTATATTTGGTTTTACTTTTGATGCTTGTAATAATATCTTTTTTAACTTGAATGGCATACAATCTAATATCTTCTCCGATATCAAATAATTATTAATCTTCTTACCTCTTAATTTTTTGAATAACGCAACCGCTAATTTAATATGTTCATCATTTCCAACCATTAATACTCTGATTGCATAGTATAACTTATGTATATCATTATAACACTCTAATACCAGTTTTTCATAATTTAGTTTGATTAATCTCTGAAATAACTTGTTCTGTTCCTCTACATATTGCTTCCATTCTTCCATACTATATATTAAATGTTCTATTCTATGAGCATAGTAAGTATATTTATCATAAAATATATGGGATTCAAGTTTATGTAGCTTTATTATATCCTTAAAATATCCATCAATACAAATTTTATTATTATTATATATAAAAGTAATACGACAAATTGGTAGCAATGACGTTTTTGTTTGAATGAAAGATATTAAAGTATCATTTTTAGATATATCTGTTGATTCTGTTATTACTTTAAAAGGTATCAAATTATAATATTCTTGAGGTAAAGTAAGAGATATAAAAAAGAATTTAAGAATATAATCTATAGTAGGTAAGCCTACTTTTTGTGCGATATATTTAATAAAATTGCGAGGTTTATATAGTTCATATAACATTTCAATTTTAGAATCATCAGTATCAAGTATAATATTTTGTATATCTGGGTGTAATTTCAGATGTTCATTAAGATTATAACATATTGATAATGCTGTAATATAATGATCATCATCTAAAAAATGATCATATCGTAAACGATTAATATGTCGTTCTAAAGGTATTATTGTTTTATAAATGCAATATTCAAAGTATTTTTCTAACTTCATATTATACAATCAATTGATAAAAAAATATATGGAACGGACTTATTTCTGTAATTTTGGTACCCAATGTATTGTCCTTCCACCCATTTTCTCCGTAATTACTTCATTACCATAAGAATCTATTTTTTGTTGATAAACAAAGAAATCTTTTTCTGGTTTAATATTCAATTGATATTCCAATTTACTATTATTCATTGATGGATACCTCTTACTTTTCTTTTTAATAGTATGATATCTTGCAAGATTGTATGCTGCATTATATAATCTTGTTTTATCCTCTTGATTTAATGAACTATAAATACGATGAGGCGATATTTTAGCATACCATAATATCTCAGCACGTAAATAATTTCCCATTCCTGATATTAGTTTTTGATCTACTAGTAAATCAGCTATCTTTTTACTTTTTTTCTTATCAATTCTACTATAAAATATATCCTCATTTATATTATCATTTAATATATCTGGTCCTAATGCATTCCATTTCTTTTCTAATTGTTCCCTTTCACGTATAATTTGAAATGTTCCAAAATTACGATAATCATTATAAAATATAGAACCATTTGATGTTTTAAATTCAATTCTATTATGTTTATCATCAGTATAATCATATCTGGTTTCATTACTTAATCCATTATGATTCCATGTACCAGACATTCCATGAGTAATTGATAGATAAAAACCATTACTTAATTCTATGAAAAGATACTTTCCTTTTGTTCCAATATCAACAACCTTTACAGGAAACTTGATTTTATCCAAATCTGTAATTGGTTTTTTAGTATATCTTCCAGATAATACCCTAATATCAATAAGGTTGTTGTTATAAAAGTAATCTGCAATAATACATGCATATCGATGTATTTCAGGTCCTTCTGGCATTATATTTGTTAAATATGTTATATTTGTTATATATGTTATATTTCTTTCTATGGTTTTTATAAAGCTCCAAATATAAATATTATATTGTTAGATAGTGCTAAATATAACTATAAAATATATAGGAAAATTTAAATTTTAGGGATATTTTTTGGGTTTAGCCACCAAAAAAATATTTAGGTGTCAATGCGTTTAAAACTACTTAAATATAATTATATATAAGAGTATATATTAGATAATGTCAACTAAGACTGCAACTAAAAAGATGGTAGCTGATACCAAGCCCAAAGCTAAGGCTGAAAAGGTAGAGAAGGTAGAAAAGGTAGAGAAAGTAGCCAAGGTAGAGAAGGCTGAAGTAGAGGGTGATATTAAAAAGAAGAACCGTTCTTTCAAGGTGAAGCTTTCTGAGGATAGTGAGCTATACGGTCGTTACAACGGTGATTCACCTTACCAAGCTGCCAACAAGGCTCTATCTGAGATTATCCGTAACAAGGTTAAGGCCAATGACAAGGTTGATGCTGATATTTCTTTCTTCCTAGTTGAATCAACTAAGGGCTCTGCTAAGAAGATGCATCAATATGTTGGCAAGCGTGTACAACTTGATAACCCCGTCAAGTACAAAGTTGGTAACCAAGAAATTATTAAAAACTTCAAGAACATCCTCAAGAAGGTTAAGCGTGCAGAGGGTGAGAAGCCTGCCGCCCCTAAGAAGGCTGTTGCAGGTGGTCAAGGAAAGAAGGTAGCAGTTCAAGGAAAAAAGGTAGCAGTAGCTGGAAAGAAGGCTGCTACAAAGAAGGTGGCGGCTGTAGCTAAAAAGGTAGCTGCTCCAGTTAAAAAAGTAAAGGCAACTGCTTAAAAAAATATAAAAAAAACTTTTAATTTGATAATTTTATAAAAAACTATCAAATGAATAAAATATTGATAAAATATTTATTAGAGATTAGTAATATTAACCATATATTAACTAATCAAAATGATTGACTTAATATGTTATGAAACATTGGATGATGAACCTTTCACATTCAAAAGTTCAAAAAGTAACGAGTCAGGTAATGGTTTAAAACGATTAAAAGTAACTATGGAAAAAAACTATTTTAAGGAAAATATAACTAATGGTTGTGCTGTAATACTTATTATTTACCTTGCTATTAAATCATATAAAAATGATCTTAATCTCATGTATAAACAATTAAAGGCTTATATTATTCTACGGCTGTATCGTATTGCTTAATTTATCATTTAATTCATCACCTAATTCATCACCTGTTTCCTCCTTTTTATATCCCATTAATGTACAGTCTGATATTATATATATTTCATATTCATTATTTATGATTCTTATCCATTTTTCCATTTTATCTATAATATATCTTATATCCATAATTTTAACTTCGGTATCTAATTCTAAAATATTATTCCATTTATTTAGGGATAATCTATATTCTTTTTCATGTGATTTCAATAAGGAAACAGTATGAATAACTGGTTCTAATAATTCATTAAAAATTTTTTCTTTAATGGTATCATCTAAATCTAATACACAATTATCAAATACTTGGAAATTAACTTTTTCCATTAATGTATATAATTTATATGTCACTGTATGAACCTTATGATATAACATTTCTAATTCAGTATTTACTTTTGATTTTATAACTTGGATCATATCTTCATCTAAATTATCACGTTTTATATGAAGGGCTTTTTCATTATTACCTCGTTTTTCTCTAGCATGTACCGTAATAATACCATTAACATCAACCTTAATAGTTACATAAATAACAGGTTCACCTTTTTGAAGTAAAGGTATTTCATCCAAAGTAAATGAACCTATTAAAGTATTATTTTCTAGAAATTTACTTTCACCTTGATATACATCTATTATGACAAACTCTTGATTATCATCTGTTGTACTGTACATTTTTGTTTTACATATTGGTATTGTTGTATTTCGTGGTATAACTATATTCATTAAACCTAATGCATTTACACCTATAGATAATGGTAATCGATCTACTAAAACAATACTTCTATGATTAGCAATATGATCACAATGTAGAGCTGCGCCCATAGATACTGCTTTTTCTTCAAAATCATTAATCATAACTATTGGGAAAATATTCAAATGATTTTTTACTAATTTTTTCAACCATTCTAATTTACTACTTCCACCTATTAATATAACTTCATCAATATCTGTTTTTGAAACTTCTATAACTTTATCTATACATTCACGAATTCGATTACCAAAAGATTTTTCTAATATATCAAAATCATATTGACCCTTAATCTTCATTTCCTCAGCCTCTTCAAACGATATTTTATAATGATCTCCTATTATACGTGTAATATCAATTCCACCTAAATTATTATCACCATATATTCCACATACTTCACAAAATACTTCTATACCAGTTTTTTCAACATCAATTATTGATAAGTCTAATGTACCTGCTCCAAAATCTATAACTAATACTTTAAGATTATCAAATATCTTATTATTTAGATATGCTATACATGCACTACTTGGTTCATTTAATAATTTTAAACATTTAATACCAACTATTTGTATAGAAGTCCAAAGAATTTTACGTTGTTCTTCAGTAAAAAATGCAGGGACGGTTATAACACTTTGCCAATCAGTAGTTTGAAGATATTCAGATATAATAAATGATAATTTTCTTATCATGGTTGATAAAATATCCTCTAATGAAAAGTTTACACCATTAACAATAATATACAAACTATGATTATGATCTAATAATGGTAATTTGAAGAAACGTTGTAATTCTGGTTCTATTGATCGATGACCAATTAATCTCTTAAAATTAGTTATCTTCGGTGTATCATCATAAAATAATGCTTCACTACCTGCTATTAACATATTATCATAAACAGTAAGAATTGAAGGGATAGTAAAATAATTGTTGATGTTATTTGGAATTATATTTACTATTCCTTCTTCTTTTACATAACTTAAACAACATGTACTTGTCCCAAAATCAATTCCTACATTGATTGTCATTATTTCTCTTATTAAATTTATTTAATAAGAAAAACGAATTTATCTAGTATCATAAAGAATTTGAAAAATGTTCTATTAATAATACATTTTTCTTAGGCTTTTCCTCTTCTGTCATTTTACTCAAACATAAATCATTATAAACATCCTCTAATAAAGATACAACTATATCTAAATTTTTAATTCCTTTCTTTAATTCAATCATTGTCTTATCTATTATCATACCCTCTTCAATACTATCTATATCACCCTTCATTAAATTTTGTAATGATTTTATACTTTCTTTATATAATAATTGACGTCTTTTCTTACAATCATTAATTAATTTTGAATTTGATTTTAGTATCCATTCTCCATTTTCCTCAAAAAATATACATATATTTTGTTGATAACAAATCATCATAAACATTTCAAAAGTTTTATTTGATTTCATTGCCTTCTTTAATTTATCCATATTTATATTTGTTATAGGTATAATTTTAGTAATACTTTTGATTTTATCTGTGCTCATTTATTTATTAACTCTAAATGTTTTTGTAATATTTCCGTAATAAATGCAAAATTTATATCTTTATTTTCTATATTTATTGGAATCTCATCTATAATCATATTAAGATATACAATATATGGCATTAACAAATTTATTATATATGCAGACTTTTGTTTCATTTTAATATATAGATCTCTATCTTTTCCCACATCATTAATAGTCTCGATAGTATTTTGTAAATACTTTTTAGTATTATTTATTTCATGATTAATTAAATTGTCATCTGTCTTAATATCACAATTAGTTATACACTCTTTAAGTAAATCTCTAATATCCATTGTACTTCCATATGACATTATATTGAGCTTTCTTTTAAATTGTTATAATAACTGTTGTAGGTCATCTAATAGGCGATTATATGTTTCTTTTTCTTTTAATAATCTATCATTATCTTGAATAATAATCTTCTTCAAACCACCAAAATCATTACTTGTATTTTCAGTATCTTGTACTTCGAGTGGATCTAACTTTGCATGGTTTTTCCTTTTAATAAATTTCTTTTCCTTAGCTCTCTTATTTAATTCATCATCAAAACGTGATTTAACTTCCTCTTCAGATGGTTTATCTATAATAACTTCCTCACCTGCTGTAATACCCTTCCAAACTACTTTACTTGGATCAAATTTTGTTGGTAGTGATTTTAATTTTTCTTCATAATTAATTAGGACATCAGGATTAAATTTTTCTTCAGCTTGATCCATAGTTATATAATGCATTTAGACAGTTAACTTCTTAAGTATTATCATAGAATCATAGAATTATATTATGGAACATACTAATTTTTATGAAATTTTAGAAATAAAAAAAACAGCATCTAACAATGAAATTAAGAAAGCATATAAGAGATTAGCTTTAAAATATCATCCTGATAAAACTCATAATACAGATACATGTCAAGATTTTCATCTTGTTCAAATGGCTTATGAAATATTAATTGATGATGTCAAACGAAAACAATATGATGAATTAACATGTAGTAAAAAAATTAATATAATTCAATGTATTAAAACTTTAATTAATGATCTTGTTAAACAAAAAGATATATCAGAAATTATATTAGATGAACAGTTAAGAGGATTTGTTATTCGTGGTGAATACAAATATATTAAAGACTATATCATTCAGAAAATAAATCAACACTATAACAATTATCTTTATGATAATGATATATTTATCTCATCTAAATCTTCAAATATTAAAAATAGTTCATCTATTAAACAATACCATATTTTAGAAAATGCAAGCGAATATGAATCATCATTTGATCTCACACCAACACATACTTCAGAACGTCTTTTAACTCTATCAGTTCATACTACATTAGAAGAAATTTGGATGAATAAAGTAAAGGAGATAACAGTTATGAGACATTCATATAATTGTATAAAAACAGAGGAACATAAGTTATGTATACCTATTCAAGATGATAAATTAGTATTGTATAAAGAGGGTGATGAATATATGGATAAAGATGGTAATATACGTCGTTCAGATATTATTATTAAAGTTAAATGTAAGAAACATCATTTTATTGAACGAGTAAATGAATATGATTTATTAATTTATTTACCAGTAACTTTATATGAATTATTCAATGGTTTTAATAAAACTTTTAAATTTTTTGATGGTAAAAATGTTACTATTAAATCATCAAATCCTTTAAAAGAATATAAATTTGATGGAGAACGGATGATAATAGAGATAATTAATTATGGGTTAACATCAGGAGATAAAACAAGAGGAAGTTTATTAGTTATTTTATTATTGAATAAAAGTGGTGTTTTTCAGAACAACCTTAAGACTTATTTTTCTAATCATTAGTTAATGATAGTAGAAATATTACAAAAGTATAATCTAATTCCCAAACAGGATTTAGAAGACTACTTATCAAAAGATAACCTTAATTTATATGATATTACTAGAAAAAATAAGGATGCATTAATTCAAATTAATACATTTATTAATAATCAAAATAATGTTAAAAAAAGAATGTACAAACTAATATATGATAATAATTTTTTACCTATAAATTGTTTACAATGGATTGAACTTAATAATCAATACATATATACAAAAAATAAAATACATATTGTAGATAATAAAGAAATTGACCATGAATTGATTAAACATGTACATAAAATCATAAAGTGGATTGCTTCTTTAACTAATCAAAGTTCTGATATTGAAGTATGGATTTTCCTATGTCCACATAAAAAATTATTCCCAAATATTAGAGGTAAACCTTTAGGAAGAAATGAAGTAAATAGTGGAGTAACAATGTTATCTCCTCGTGAATCATGGATTCAAATATTTCGTAAAGAAGAAGTATTAAAAGTACTTATTCATGAATTACTACATTATTATGAATTGGAAATTAGAGATGAAGCTGATTCAATTCAAAAAGAACTAGGAATAAATTTTTTATTAAATGAAGCTTATAATGAACTATTTGCAATCTATTGTCATACATTATATTATGCAAATTATAAAAAGTTAGATTTTAATGAATGTTTAAACAAAGAAATTAAATACAGTGAAAATATGTTTAATAAGATAATTAAGTATTATAAAATTAACAATTGGAGTGATTTTTTTAAAGACTCTTATGTGCAATATTCTAATGTATTTTCATATTATGTCTTAAAATATTTACTAATGGAACATTTAGATATATTAAATTTACCTAATAAGCGTAATATAAGTAAAGTATCAGAAGTAATAAAACAAATAATTAATACATATATTTTAACAATAAAAGAACCTGTTGATTATAATTTATCATTAAGGATGAGTTGTTTAGATCTTATTTAGTTCTTCTTAGAGACAACCTTCTTAGGCTTGGCCTTAGTCTTGGCATCTTTCTCATCATCAGACTCGGATTCAGAAGCAGAAGAATCTGACTCATCATCAGAAGACGAATCGGAAGAAGAATCGGATAGATTATCATTCTTCTTGGCCTTCTTTTTCTCAGTCTTGGGGTATAGATTGGCAAGGTGAGTGTTAAATGTGCTTAGCTGGAAATCATCAGTCTTAAAGAGATTCTTAAGTTCCTTATCACAAGTGTAAACTGGCTTGTTGTTATCATCCTTAGACATCTCGCACTGCTTCTTAATGTAGTCCCAAAGTAGACCACTCATTTGATTACGATCAATCTTATCGGAGGTTGTAATAACAGTCTTCTTAGTAAAATTCATCTTGGTCATCATTTCGGAACTCAGCTTCGATTCCTTAATAGCATAAGAAATAAACTTGGCCAGTGCTTCGGGAACGGGAATAGGGTTAATAGGCTTCTTGACCTTCTTACGGTTGACCTTGTTAGTCAGCTTTGTAAGAATATCAAACTTGGAGCCAAGCTCCTTAAAATCCTCGTTAATCTTAAGCATCATTTCAGACATGTCATCCAGCATTTCTGCCTTGGTGGCCTTCTTAGATTTGGTATCGGTGTTAGTCTTGGGCGCCATTATAGAGAGGTTTTTTAGCTTGAATGCTTGGATCTTTTATATATAATCCTTATAATACCAAAAAGACCATTTATCAATCTTTTTTATTGGCTTTTATAATAGCCTTTAAACAGATCTAAAGCAACAGCTTCAATATTATATATACAATATGGAAGCTATTAAGGATAAAGGGGATGTTATACTACCTTCTTTATACAAGTTTTATAGTAATGATAAAAATATTAATACATTAATACCTATTATATCAGGCTATTCTCAATTATCAATTAGAGTGCTAGATTGGTTTGTGACTAATTATGCAAAGAGGTATAATATTATTTATATGTTACCTAATAGCAGTCATTTGAATGTTCATTTGAGTTATAAGTCTCAACTCAAAGGATACAAAAAGAAAATGTTTGATCCATTTTGTCGTAAAAAACGGATACCTTTTTATTATGGTGACAACAAATGTATTATTACAACAATTGGTCAATTAAACTTTTTTAGATGGGCTATTGAAAATAATATATTGCATTATGTAATTGATAATATAGAAAACATAACAAATGACATGAACACTTTAATTCAAGATACTTCATCTTCTGAGAAAAGAAGTAATACTATGCCACTTTTACTTGATTTAGAATCTTAATCAGTTCCGGCAGACTTACCTTTCTTAGACTTGGTCTTGGGCTTGGGAATATCATCATCCTCTACACCCTCATCAAGATCAATTGTCTTGATTTCCTCCATAACTTTCTTATGTTTGTAATCATCAACATCATCATTAACATTATCCTCATCATCACTACCAAAGTTATCAGCAGTCATATCGAAACCTGCAGCACTGTTATTTTGAGCTTCGACTTCGATCTGCATAACCTTGAATGTCATACCATATGACTTTTTCTTAGTCTTAGGGTCAGGGTTCTTCATTACGTAAAACTTGTTTGCCATAATAATCATCCGAACATTAGACTTGTAACGTACAAACTTTGCTAGATCATCAAGAGTATCTACCTTTGTTAGTTCACGCTGACCTTTATCATTTTTAATAAATAGTTGAGTTTGAACCTTATCAGTGTTGTAATCCAGTGAGATATATACCTTCATGCACGGAGGACGTACAGGCTTGCTGTCATCATCCTCATCAACAAGAGGAATACGAATAATAGGCTGATACTCTAGATTTTTAGCACCATTCATAACATCATTACGAAACTTGTCAGTATTCATTAGCTTATCTAGGTTATTAATCGTATCCATAAACTTTTTACATTCGATATTCTTCTCATCAAAGGGAACTTTGAAATTCTTAGCACGGGATTTGTCATCCTTAAAGTACTCTCCCAGTGACGGAATGCCACCTGAGAAAATGTTAATCATAGGTGTCTTGATAATTAGTTGGCCTAGACCAGTCTCGTTCTTATAACGAGGGTAACTTAGCTTTTGAGCCTTTACCATTTCATTATCCTCTGGCTCTGTAATAACCACGTTGTTTATCTCAAGTTTATCATAGCGAATAGGGGTGTTGTTCTTTGCCATTTTTTAGAGTAGATTATTGGTTGGAGTGGAGGATGAATCCTTACTATAATATGGAACCTTCTCTTTTAAATTGTTTTTGTTTTCAATTATTTATAAAGACGATTTATCGTCTTTATAAATAAGGGAGCGATTTGTAAGAAGAGATCAATTATTTATAAAGGTGATTATATGCCTCTATAAATGAGGGGATAAACCGCTAGATGAGATCAAATTATTAGGTGATTATTAACCTAATAAAGGTCATATAATCAAGCCTTTTAGAGGATATAAATAAACACTTAGACTGCTATTGCCTGTTTAACCATAGTATCAATATTAAGAGAATCATTAGTATAATAGTCTATAATTTCATGTACTAAACATTCTCCTTCTTCATTATCCATTTTTTGAGCATCAACATAATTATAGATATGTCTGATAGTGAAGTAAACATATTTTGAAGGAATATTTAGGGTTTTTTTAATGTTATCTGCCAAGACCCAATCCTTAGACACATATATATATGATGTATGTTGATTAAAAAATTTATTAATAAAGGTCCGTACTACATAGTATCGATTGATTGGTGAATCAGTTTTTAATCCAATCTTATTGAGAAACTCCTTTTTATATGTCATTTTTACTTGGTTTATAATAGATACTTATGAGTTTCAATGCAAGTTAAATTCATTATCAATTTTTAATCTAATTAACTTTGTTAATTAGATTAAA